TCATCTGCTTTCTCTGCTTTTTGATCTCCGCTGTTAGTTGTAGTACTAGTTTGAGGCCTAGCAGATATTTTAACAGTTTCTACAGCTACCACAAGTATTTCTCTCATAGTAACCGTAGCTCTCAACCCAGAATGCGTAGTATTATCATCTTGCGCGGATATTGTTTCTACCAGCATGTTTTGATATACGCCTAGACGTGTTATAACTTGCACAGGTATTCTTTGCTCCTGCAATGTTCTTAATACACTATAAGCACTAACTGACCTTGATTGTCCATCAGCAAATTGTCCCACCTTTATACTCTCCATAACATCAGACATACCTATTTCAAATGTAAGTTCTTTGGGTTCCATATAAGCATGATCCGAGATATTTGCTCCCGTCTGAACAGGGCTTTGAGTTATTGTTAAATTGGTATCATGTTGTATAGAAAAATAAGCATCAAATACATAATCGCCTATTGAGGTATCAAAATAAGCTGTAGTTTCTACTATGTTATCTGCCATTATCCTATCACTCCTTGAAGATTTCGAGTCTTGATACCATTATTGATTTTACTGTTAATCGCATTTGCTGTTCCTGTAGGGGTAGTTCCATAAATATTAAAATTATTAGTTGTATTATTGTGGTTAGTATTATTCATGGTAGAATTTTTATTATTTGTAGTACTACTTCGAGGTAATATATACGAGGTTACAGAAGATACACCTTTCTTTACACTCCCTGCAAATCCTTTTATTTTTGATTTTATATCATCTGGGATATTTTTAATTTCGTTTATACCTTTAACTAATGGGATATTTTTAATATCATTAATTAAGTTCTTAATTTTTGCTCTAATTCTATCTACAAAATTTTCTATACCTCTCCAAAAGCCATTCCATCCATCTTTGATATCTTTTATTGCATTAGCTCCCTCTTTAAATTTATCAAAGAAGCCTCCTATAACCGATTTTCCTCCCCTAAAATAAGTATATATATCATCTAAAGCTGCTATTATAAGAAACAAAACTCCCAAAGGTCCCGTTGCTAAGGCTATTTGCAAGGCTACTACTAAAGCAATTATGGCCTTGATTGGCGCTGGTATTTTCCCAATAACTTCTATAATTAAACTTATTGTATTAATAATAGGTTTCAACACAATTCCTATTGTTTGTATTGCATCTAAAATCAATCTAAATAGAACACCCAGAATTGTTCCAATAATTTTTGCTGCCTCTGGAATATTTTTGAGCACCCAATCAACAAATCCATTTAATGCTTGATGAATATCAGCCAAAGGTCCACCGGCATATTTTGAAATATAATACCCTATCCATTGAAAGGCCAAACTTCCTGCCTGCTTTAATCTTTTAAATTCAAAAACTATACTCCTTACGAGTTTCAATTTATCCTCTGCATCAGACGGAAGCTTTAACTGTGCCGAATCCTGCCTTAGCTGGTTAAATTGCTGTAATAATTCTGGACTTAGCCAAAGATCCTGCATGGATATTTTCATAGTTTTCAGAGCCATATCTACTTCCTTGGCATTTTCTGTTGTAGTCCATAACCGCATGGCTAATTTCTGATATCCTAAATCCTGACTGGCTAAACTTGTGAGTGTTTTCCATGATGCTATTGCTATAGCCGCAATACCCGCAAATGCCCCTGCGATTAATCCTAAAGATATTTTTGAGGTCTTTGCTAAATCTTCTATAGCTTTTCCTCCATTTTCTTTCAACAATAATAAAGATGTTTTAGCATCATTACTTTTATTAGATACACTTTCTAAAGCTTGAGAAGTTTTATTTAATTCAGTTGGCATTTTATTAAGAGTTTCTTTTCCCGAATCAGCACCATTCTGAGGAACAGAATATCCAGATTCCATTTGTTTTAAGCCAACTTCTGACATATCAGGAGTTTTTATATTTTGTAAATTATAAGAAAGTTTATTTATTTCTATATTTAATATCTTAACTAGTTCTATTAATTGAACAAAAGGTGATTGAGTTTCTTTTGTTTTATTTGAAAGATCCTCCATGGTTTCAGAAGTTTTTTTAACATTGTCGCTTTTTATAGTGTCCGTTTTTATTCCTTTTAACCCTTTAGAAACTTTAGTAACACCTTTATGTAATAATTCCACAAGTCCTATTAATTGGAGGAAAGGGGTTTTAGTTTCTGGAAGAATTTTAGCTATTATTCCCATATTATCTTTTAAAGAACCATTGAATAATTGAAAGAATTTCTGTAAAGAAGACATATTATCTTTGTTGTTATTAGCAAAGTTTTTTATGTTTCCTTCTGCGTTTTTCATTGTTTGTTGAAATTGATTGTAAGAATCCTCGTTAAGCTTAAAACCCAATGAGATCAAATATTCTTTGATTATATTCATATCCATTAATAAATTTCCCCTTCCTGTTGTGCTGCTTCCATAGCTCTTGCTTCATTCTCTGACTTTATAGCCAATATTTCATGTGCATCCAAGAGATCATCCAATGTATATGTCCCATCCCAGACCTCATGTTGTTTCCACATCTTAGCTACTACTGGAGCATATACAAAGGCATTTACATTTTGAAATTCTACTGGAATATATTCAACCCCTCGAGGTTCAAATCCGAGAGGCTTCCGCCGAAAAAACCACTAACATTAAATATTAAAGACTGTATAGTCAAATTTAATACTAGTGGCATATCTATGTCCATTGTTCCCCAGGTTCCATATTCATTTAAAACAGGTGGTGAAACTTGAGAAGTCTCAACATATATTTCATTTGTTACCATCAAACAGTTTTTCTGAATGTAGTCGAAATCTTCTTTTGGAAGTTTTGTTATTTCAGTCAATATATTAGCCATATCACTTCCAGTTATTTCTTCTTCCTTTACATTTTTGCTTTCATTTTGCCCTGAACCTTGTAATTTTTCTTTAGCCTTCTTAGTATCCATATCCTTAAATATGGGTGCTATTATTCCGACTAGCTTAAAAAGCATATAGGAACCAGTTAGAGCATCAAACTTATGGAGTCTGAATTTCCTAGTTCCTATAGTTATATCTTTAAAATCTATTCGTTTATTTATTTGTCCTTCGTTTTCCATTTGATAACCTCCATTTAGATATTTTCTTCATGTATATTTGCAGCCATAAGAGTCCAAGTTATCATCTGTCCCTGTGCTTGATATGGTTTGTCTGCCAACTTCTGCGGAGATACTCCAGTTGCAGTTGTCTTTTCCCCTAATGCTGCATTTGCGATTATAACAGTTGTAGACGCCCAATCCGATGTTGAAGCAGTAGTATTTATATAGTTGTACCAATTAAGCAAATTCTTATGCAATAAAGAATTTTGCTGCATTGTTATAGCTATAGTTCCATTATTTCCGGCAACCTTACTTATCATAACCCTTCCGTCAGCTGCAACATCCTGAATTGTTTTGGTAGTTGATGGAACTATAGAAATAGATCCCAATCCTGCTCCAGTCGAACTAAAAGCTGCGAAATATGGAACTTTAAAAGTTACAATGACATCTTGAAAGCTATAAGTACCAAAATCCATATATTCAGCACCTCCTATCTATTTTCATATAATCCAATTTTGACATTGTGGAATGCGCCTGCAGTCTTTATCAATACATAAACTGGAGGAGCCTTCCTTGCTTCCCTGTCTGCCTGACTTTGGTCGGAAACAGAATCGGCTAATATTTTATATCCAGTTGTAAGAACATCTCCAGTTTTTACAGTTAAGACAGATGCACTGTTCCATATACCAGGTGCTATGAATCCTATTTTAACTGCATTTTCAAGTGGATTTGTAAGGGCATTTTCAAGCATTTGCATACCATCATCAGTCTGTGGCACTTTTGATAAATCTATAAATGTATTAAGAACTGCAACCTGTAAGGCATTGGTTAACATATCTATATTAAGTACTTCATCAAAGAAAGTACCATCATGCATAACCCCATTTTCAAACAGATTATACACACTTCCACGATTTACATAAGCATTTCCGTTATAGGATTTAATTTTGGTAAGTTCCGTACCTTTGAGTGGCTCTGCTGTAATTCCTATTTCTGGTTTTGCAAATAAAGTATATGCACTGTTGGATGTTTGCGTATTTGCTCCCATAGCATAGCCCATTATTGCAGCAGCTGCCTCTACATAAGTTGTTGTACCATCTATATCAGCAGCACCATTAGCAGCACCTATTTTTAAAGTTTCTGATACATCGTTTGTTTCTCCTGCAGTTATGCGTATTTCACTGCCTTCTCCATAGTTTGGAGATGTTATTACATAGTGATCCATGGAATATTCTACAGTTACATTTGAATATGTGCTTCCACCTATAGCGTTAATTTGCTTTTGCATTTCTGCAGCTGTCTTATCTCCCGTTGTACAGTCCGTTAGAGTTAAAGTTACCGTATGATTTGTTTCATCCCCATCTATAGTTATTTGAAATTCATTTGCTGTTCCGCTGTGAATATCGGTTGCTGCTCCAGCCCCACCTACTTCATATCCAACTGTTTTAACATTGTTCGTTGAATATTGACCTAGTGTTCTATGGATACTGTTCTTTGAAAGTATATCCATTATATTGCCAGCTGTGCCTGGTAGTACATCTTCGTCATGAGTAGTATAAAAATATACTGATGATGGACTGGCAGCTTCTATATATTGTGCAACTTCATGTACATCCGAGGCAGAAGCTCCACACACTGTGCAAGCGTACCATTCTGAATTGGCATTTCTGCAAGCAGTAACTGCTGCAACTGCTGTTTCTGGTATCTGCCATCTTCCTATGGCTACTTTTGAAGGCCGTGGACTCTGTGAAAAGTATATTTGTGCTGTTAAATATTCCAGCTCATTTCCTGTCCATTCATCAGCTACCATATCGGTAAGCTTGTCGTAAACTCTCACTCTGGTATCTATCGGTATAATGTTCGATTTCCCAACTATTAATCCTAAATTAAAATTTGTCCTCACTGCTGCCACAGGTCCGACGTTAACAGAAATATCCACTATATCGCTTAAAGGTAAAGTTGATGCCATCTTTCAGACCTCCTTTTCTAATCTCTCTATCTACTTGTTATTAATTTTATATCTGTGTTAACAAAATAAGGTATTTGACTTCTGCGTATTACCAATTCATTATAGGAAGCTTGAAAATCCGTTCTCTCCCACCATTGGCCGTTAAAAAGTTCTGGTAATCTAACAGGCATGGTTACATCTGTAATTAAAAAAAGATTGTACGCCCTAAAATCATTTAGATATTTAGAAGAAAGTATATTGTATCTTATTAAATCTGCATTATCGTAACTACTTGGTCCATACAAAGTCCAATCTATTTTATGAACTCTTGTATATGCAACTTCTTTTAGAGCATAATCAGAAGCATTTGTATCATATAGAATATCTTGTGGCCTCGCTATTTTATCATCTATAGGAGTGATTCTTAAAAATACTATATCTTCATCTATGCTCCATCCCGGAGATCCATCGGTAGGCCACGCAAACCTCACCTTGCCTTGATTCTCTGGTAATGTAGGATCTAATCCTAGCATTTTACATGTTTCTGCAAAGAATATATCTTCAATTTGTTTTAATGTAAGTACTGTATCCTGTACATCTGCCATATAATCACCTACTTACTTGTCTTGCGAATTCCTATCCCATGATAAAATCCATAGTCTTTCCACGGGAATACATTAAATACACGGTATCTATCTCCGTCCCACTCAACCTCATCTGAAATGCCCTGCTCATCTCCTGCTCTTGTAATATATATAGGTTGAATAGTAAGTATAGTTATTTCTCCACCGACTCTATCACCTTCTGGAACCTGTTGTAAATCTCTGGGGTTTGCAGGGGTTATAATCCCAACTATGGATATAGGAAGTTCTGTTGAGGTTGGTCTCCCGCCCTGCCATGTAGTAGATTTACGCCATACTGTAAATGGCTGCTTTTGTGCTATACGTGGATCTGTTATTACTCTACTTAAATTAATCATTGTGAATCATCCCTTATAACATAAGTAATACTATTACGTAATGCTCCCGTATCAATGAGTGGTTTATCACTGTTCTTTCTTTTTTGTTTTATAGTCAAAGGGCTGTTTGATGCCCACTTATTCTCAGGATCCGTAAACCATTTTCTACAGATATTTTGTCCTAGCATTCCTACTTTGCCTAACTGAGTTGAAACATCTCTATTGTTTAGTATACTTTTCATAGCTTGTTTCATAGCTTCAGCAATTACATCTTTAGAATTTTCAATAGCAGGTGCAAGCACAGGCCTAGGTGGTATCCTAAATAAAGGTGAACCATGCTCATGTACAAAAAACTCATATGCTCTTGAATATGGCGTTCCTGAATCAATATCATGTTGCATAGCTTTTATCATGGAATTACTTCTTACTCCGTTAGAATGAATATATAATAATTGTGCATTTGTAATCCTTTGATTGGTTCTTGAATTACTACCTTGTTTTATTTTTCTTTTATGAGTAAGATTATATTTTACATCTCCTCTTTCGGTGTTATCCTCCTGCGGTACTCCTATACATATTTTTTTATTGCTTAATTCTTTTAAGGATTGTAGTAAATCATTTGTCAAATCTTTTGTCACCATAACATCTATTAATTTATCAAGCATACAAATTACCTCCTAATAGGCGTAACTGCCACCAATCCCGATAATTCTTGCCATACTCGCAAGCTGTGTTCCATATATTGTGAGCTTCCACCCAGCCCATCCGTTTAAATCCTGTGTTATTGTCCCATAATCTGTACTTACAGATACACCACCGGCACTTACAGACGTATCTAAACCTCTAGTTTGACCGGCTTGTAATACTCCTGCTGCCCCACTATTAGGATCTGCTGTTCCTTGTAAATACAAAGTAAGAAAATGAGCAATAAACCATCCCATAGCAACTTCCCAGGCATCAAACCATTTGTCTTTTTTAATGCAGGTAGTAGCTAAATTTATATACATTTGTATTATAGCTGTGGGTATTACAGAATTGTTGTTTGCATCATTTCCAAATTGAGGATATACCTGCAAAAAATCTTCTATTGCATAAGGAGGATTGCTTCCAAATGATAAATTGGAAGCATCTCCTATAATTCCATTTAAATAAGGCATAAAAAATCACCTACTTTTTAGTGTTAGTAGATGGTTTAGCATCCTGTTTATTTGTTTCTGCTGGTTTGTTTTCCTCTGCAGGTTTATTTGTTTCTGTTGAAACTGTCTTATTTCCATATGCCACTATCAATCCATCTTTTACACCTAATTGATATGTTGGGGTTTTTTCAACCCAATCAGGTAATTCAGAAAACTCATTATATTTTGCCTGCACCATCTTACCTTCTGAATCTCTAAATTCAAAAGCTTGCTTAGTAAATATTCTTAACATAAAATTACCTCCCTTATATACCGTCTCTGTATCTAAAGCACTGATAGTAAAGTATTTTAACCTGTGATATTTGAGCTACATATGCAGTAAGATAACTCAATTCTTTAACATCAGGGCTACTCATTCCTCTACTCAAAGGTACAGGTAAGTCAAAGTTAACTCTATCATCATCGTTTACGTATGCAACCATTCTGTCAGTTCCACCGGTTCCAGCACCTATACACCATCTTGATGGTACAATCGCAAGCTGTCTTCCTTGATTATTTGCTATGTTGTTTTTCAAAAGATATTCAAGGATAGATACATTGCCAGCTTCAGATACCTTCCTTGATACTATATCAGTGTATTGAGCAGGTGGTATTAATATATGGTTTGCCATGCCTGTAATATCATACTCTGAATTCGCCCATGTATCATTTATAACCTGGTTTATATCATGAAGTATTTCATCTGCCGTTTTCTTTGACCATTTTGTTTCAGTACTTGCGCCAGCGTCTACCAATGAAGCTGTAACTTGAGGATTATTTACAAGGCCATAAATATCTTCTTTATCCCAACCCTGATATACCAGAAAATCTATTGTCTTGTTATAATTAAGTCTCAGTCCTTTATCATATATCTGGTCAAGGGAACGTCCTATTGTCTGCATTTTTGATTGATCTACAAAGGGTACCTTAAGAATATTGCTCCATGTAAATACCTTAAAAATATCTTTTGTAATATTGCCCTGTACAATAGGAATATTATTAGTTTGCCCTCCAATTATGCCCTTGTTTGAGCCGCCAGTCCCAGCATAATCAACAAAAGTGTTTGAAGAGAATTCACTCCATCCGCCACCTGTTTTTGCAACTATATCTCTAGGCCAATCTATATTTACCAATGGTTCTAAAAGTCTAGGATCTCTTTTTTCTAACTCGCCACGCAGAAAGGCTAGTCCTGTACCAATTGCCGAATCTGTTGTCGGCATTCTGCCAACTCCGGGTAAAGCCAAAGTTTTATTGCTATAAGTATCTATTGTTTCCACTTTTCATTCCTCCTTTTAAGGCTGTAATTTAGTAAGTATAGTAACTTCTGCAACCTTGTCTGCATCTATATCACCAGTAGTAAATTTAACATTTGTAAGTTCAATTGTATTTGTTCCGTCTGCTGCTGCTTCAAATCCTCCTACAACTCCATTTGGAATAGTTGCGTTTTCTGTTATTCTAAGATAAACAGAGCCGCCAGCTGTAGGCGTCCCTACATTACAAACTATTGTAACTGTTCCCCTTGAAATAACGTCACAAGGCTCATTTTCTTTGTAATTTCCTCCTACTGGATAATAATCTGTAGCCTGTTTTACTTCTCTTACTGCTATACCTGCAAATTGTGCTGCTGTATTGGCAGCTGCAAATTTTGTGTAAGTGTTATCTGAATTTAATATAACTGGATCTCCAAAAGATATTGGATCTCCCTTAACTGGTCTCTGGGTTATGATTGCATCAGCCTGTCTAGCTACATTTCCTGGATAACCTAAACCTAATATTTTACCTATTGCTGCACCTGGCATATTATTTTACCTCCTTATAATGTGGATTGAACTTTTTAGCTATTTCCATTCCTAAGTTCGCTACTTTTTCCTGATATTCTGCATCACTCATTTTCTGCTTGTCTGCTGCTTTTTTCTTTCTGCCTTTAACTATAGATGCATAAGAATTATTCTTATCTTGTGGTGCTTTCATCCTTACTGTATTAATAAGTGCATCACAAGCTTTCTTTTTAGCTGCCTTGTCCTGTATCTGAGCTACTATAGGCTTCATCTGCTTTAAAAATTGAGCTTTATAGAAATCATCTTTTGCAGGTGATTTTTCTTCTTCTTTTGGTTCTTCATCTGTTATTTCTTCCGGCTCAATTGTTATTTCTTCTTCATTTGGGAGGTCTTCATCTTCTTGCTTGGAACCTTCCAATTTAGAGATAACTTCATCAATGGCTTTTTCAGGATCTTCTTCGGTTTCACCTTTCTTTTCTGCCAAAGCTTTTATGGAATCATTTAACTTTTCAAGCTTTGCCTCTATTCCTGTAGGAGCTTCATCTTCCTGCGGTTTTATACCAAGTTGCTGGCAAATCAAACCACATATTTTATCAATTTTGGATTCAAGTTCTGGGCTCTGGTCCTTTACTTCCTCCTTCTTTTCTTCTACAGGCGGTTCCTCATCATTGCACTTCTTTTCTTCTGCCATGGCATCTACAGCGTCCAGAACCTCCTCTGCATCTGCATCTGTAGCAAAATGCTTCAATCCTATAGCTGCTAACATGTCAGTAACTCTTGAGTGCTTTTTGGTTGGTAGTTTTATTTTACTTGACATCTTTTTTTCTCCTTCCTCAATTTTATTTTTTGAATCTTTTATTGCTACACGGTTCCCTGCTCTACCAGCTTCTACAACTGCTATATGGTTACCGCATATATCTGTTTGTGAATATGTATTGTCTCCGTTGTCTACGTAATTACAGTCATATCCACAAGATACTTCTCTTTTACCTTCTTGTATTGCTTTTATTAAATCTGCATCATAAATAATTAAATCTGCCAGTAATAAATCGGGTTCATCTTTGGATTGCCTTATATTCTGGCTTGTTCCTTTCATATAGATTTTGGCATTGTCTGGTGTTACCCATTCTGAGGGATGCTCATTTGTAACAACTTTACCATTAAAGCTTGCTATTGCTGCAGGTTTAAAAACTTCTTCTGGACTTCTATATACTTTATAGATTTTGTCTCTATCATCTAGACCTAGCTCTTCATCCGTATATTCATACCAACCAGTACGGGCTATGGGAACATTCTTGCATATATAAAACCCATCCGGTGTTTCTGTAATATTAGGTGAAATTGGTACTCCGAAATACGCTTTCAATTAATCACCACCTTTCAGGCAAAATAAAAAGCCCTCTAAGGCTTATTTAACTTTGGTACTATTTAATATACTATCTTTTAGATCATTTTTATTTGTTGTTTTAAAATATGGTTTTTCACATTCACCTTTTTTTAATTTGTAACCATAGGATTTTAAAGTATAATTGGAACATGTTCCTTCGCACATATATTCGTCACCTTTATCGCTACAGCAACCGCAAAAACATACTCTATGCATACATCATTCCTCCTTACATAATCTCTAAAAATTGTTTCTTAGTCATTGTAATTATCTTTTCTTGGTAGCATACTTTGTGAGGGAATTTTTCAAAGTCTATATTTACTATGGGTGCTGGAAAACATCTACAGTTAAATATCTCTCCTGGATTATAATTCCCATAATTTCTTTTCTCATGATTAAGTAATTCAGGGTTTGGAGGATTATCCCAGGAACATATAACATCATCCATTAAAGCATGTGCACTTCTAACCCTTACATCTTCGGCAGTTCTCCATATATACCAATTCAAGCCAAGTTGTTTGCTTCTAGCATGAGTTAAAGCTGTATTTGCCTTGGCTGTTTCAGTACGTGCAATAGTTTGAGCTCTTATTTGAGCCTTATAACTAAACAATTCCTTAATTTCTTCTGTTAAATCCTCTGGCCTCCTACTTTTAAATGTTTCCTCTGCAATATGTTGTGTAACTTCTCTTGCCACGCCTTGAGGTAATGTTCTAATCAAAGTAGCGTTTTGTTCTACTTGTGCACTTATAGCCCCTCCTATTGGTCCTTGTAACTCTTTCTTTAGAGCTTTGTATATCTCACTACCTTTGCCATTTTTGGCTGCTGCCTGTCTCCATGTACGGCCTGCATCTGCAAATACATGAGTAACCATTTTTAAGGCTTCTGCTTCTGCGAATTTCTTGAATTCATGGCTATTGGAGAACTTTTTAATTTCTCTAAGTATTTCTCTTGGATTTCTTAAACCATTTAAATTTTGTTGAAGAATCTTCATTGCCCGTTTTAATGTTCTTTGATATCTCTTCTCTATTAATCTTTTCGGCTTCCAAAGGTCCTGAGCTGTTTTCGCTACCATAATTATTCAATCCTTCCAATTCTCCTTCATCAACAGTCGAATCATCTGCTTTTTCTATTTCCTCATCAGATATATTGCTAAACAGGCCAGTTACATTACTTTGCTGTTTAAGCTCTCTTAATGCTGTTTTCTGACTTACTAATCCGTTTGTATAAGCACTTATTACAACAGCAGTATTTTTACTAGATAAATCTGCCAATTCATTTCCATCCGGTGTTCGAACAGGGTTAAAGTCATAATCCAAATCATCCGGCATAGCTCCAAATTCACTCATGCATAATACAGGCAATAATTGATCTAATACTGGCCTCAATGTAGATTCTTGTTTTTCTTCTATAGTGTCGTAGTAATTTAGCATATCGCTTTCACCGGTTGCATCCATGCCAGCAGGAGAACGCCCAAATAATCGTGTTACAGGTATTTCACAGGCTCCAGCTACATCTAACATAAAAGATTGATATATGTCATTCAATCCACTAAAAGAATATGGGTGTCTTTCTAATTCTTCACCTGAATTCAGTATTTGTAATCCCATATTGCTCATTAGCATATTCTGTGCTTCTATAGCTTTCCACGCTCTTTGTGCGGCTTTATCATTTCCTATACTAAGCATTTCCCTTACTCCATCTAATTTTAATACCCTTAAATCTGCTAAAAATATCAATTGAGCAATATTCCAGCTAGTATTATCTCTCTTTTTAAGTTCATCAAACACGATTTCAACCTCACTGGCTCCCCAATACTGCTCTGCAAGTTCCTCCCAATACGGAAGTTTTCTACCTATGAATTTTACAACCCTGCTATGATGTACTCTTATTATTTTCCCTCCATCTGCAACTACATTATAAAATTCAGGTGTTCCAAAATCAGGACTGTTTATATCTTCAACTATATTCTGACTTGGTGTTATGCCACTCCATCTATCTGTTATAAATAGTCCCTTGAAGCTATCTGGCATTATATCATCATATTCTAGTGGCTGGTCTAGTATATTCTCATGTCCATCTATTATTATCAAACCACCGGCACCACCATAAAGCCTCCCCCATTTAAGCCCTTCAAGTATCTTGGCTTTTAACTTGGTTCTTCTCTCTAGTTTTTGTAATTGCCTTATTTGGTCCGGTTCAAGTTCTGTAGTTACCTGTATCCAATTCTTACACATATCATCCGGGATAGTATCTATAATCTTTCTTATTATCCAATTGGATCTATACAAGCTATTCATAAGCCCATAATCCTGTGTAATCCTTGTGAGAGGATATTCTGTACCTTCTAACAGGTTTGGTGTTCCATAGCCCAATCTGGCAAGTACATTTGAAAATGAATCTGTAACAAGTCCCTTAGGAGGCTTTATATTATTTTTAGGTTTGGTATCTATATTATATTTTTTTCTTTTTTTATGTCTTCTGCTGCTCATATTCAACCTCCTTTCAGGTAAAATAAAAAAGCCTCTATAGCTCTATTCAATCATTACAATGAACTTCGTTAAATAAAAATTTAGTAAAGTTAAATAAGATGCTGTGTACATATTGATATTACTAGCTTTGAATATGTTTTATTGAATAAAAAGCGAAATTAAAACATATTAAATTCTCATTTAGACATTTATACATGAATATTTATGTAGCAATCATTGCATATTGTTGTATATATTCAGCTCTATTTATTATTTTGAATGGCATTTAAAATTATTATTCTTACAATGTTAATCTCCAAGATTTAATTATTGTCTTGCAAAAATACCTTAATGCATCACAGCCATGATCATTTACTTTCAATGGTTTTTCTTCTCCGCGTTCTCTAGCTTTATCGTCCCACACATAAGAAGCTATATCGCCTAATGTTCTAGGGCACTTAGATTTAACTGCTTTTATTTTTATTTGTGATATTAAACTTGATGTTACCCTTATTCCATCCATTACATCGTTATCTGCGTCCTTTACTATATAACCTCTACTACTCATTTCTGCTTTAAATGAAGCTGCAGAAGGGTCTAATATAATAGCAGCAGGATAATTATCACCTATAAATTTTATTAAATCATCTGCATACTGTTTATCGGTTTTTTGGTGCATTTCTTTTTTACTATCGTAGTAATATTCATTGGCTATCCATATAGTTGTTCCATCATCCCATATATCAAGAAATACCATAGGGTTAGTAGTGCCATAGTCTATAGTAATATATCTCATTGCATTTGATTTTAATCCATCAGGCAATTCATCAATTTCATTCTTTGATGTCCACATATCAAATATGCTTCCGTTAGCCATTACCCATAGGCCTTTAATAAATCTATCATAAAACACCCCAGAATAGGCTTTTTTAATATTTTCTTTATATTCTTTACTCAGTGATAAATTATCATCTAAAGTAAAATGCCAATGGCAATATCCATTGGTTTCAGCATTTTCTATATATTGAGTTTTAATAAAATGTTGTGGATTGTCTGGGTTTGTTGTCCAAAAAGCCTTGGCTCCATCTAAGCTCATTCTTGTAATAGCTTGATTTACAAAAGTTTCATGATGCAATGTTATTTCATCTGCATACCATCCGCCTACTGTAATACCCCTTATTTTGCCCTCATCATTAGCTTTTGAACCACCTCGGCAATAACATATTTTTGTTCTACCATCAAATCTTATTACAAGCTGCGCCCCGCCTTTTTGGGTATTCTGATATACTGCTCTGTTTTCTCCCAATATAAGAAGCATATCTTTTATCACATTTCTATAAAGAGAATCTGTACTTTCACCAGACATTAGAAATTTATCATGAGGTGATTGCAGTACATATAAAATCCATGCCAAATTAAAAGAGAAGGTTTTGCCACTTCTTACACTACCTTCTGCTATGTTTATAAAACCTAATTTATTATTTATTGTTTTGTATATTACATCTTTCTGTTTAGGTGAATATATATACTTACTCATTTTTTAGACCTTCCAGCATCTCTTTTAATACATCATCCGATTGTTCGTTGTCTTGTTGCTTTATCTTAGCCCTTTCTATTTCCAGCTTATGTTTTTGCTCTGTAGTCAATAAGTCACTATGGCTACTTACCCAATCCAAAGCTTTCATTTTATCTTGGAGCTTTATTCTTACACCGTCTTTGCCCTTTGACACTTCCTGAATGAGAGTTCCATCTACTTCTTTGCTGTCCTTAAAGTCTACATAATTTATTTCTATCATTTCAGGTGTGCCATCTTCTTTCTCACCGATCTTTATTCTCTTTTTGCCGAACTCGGCATAATCAGTCATATCGCTAAACGCTACATCTAAATACCTTTGAAATATATCATCGGGACTTAACATTGCCCTATTGAGTTTATTTTGTTTCAGCCTTTGTATTTCAGTTTTTATTTCAACTTTTTTCAATAAGTTAAACCCGATAGAATAAGCTGTATCTTTTGAATATCCTGCTTTTATAGCTGCCTTTGTAGCGTTAAAACATTTAGGGTAATAAATACAAAAAAGCTTTTGTTTATCAGTAAGATTACTATTATTTAAAATTTCTCCAGTTTCTTCATTTTCTTGCTTCTTTACTTCCCTATTAAACTTTTTAGTAATGTTACTTTTCAATGTACCCTTTAATTTCTGTTCCCATTTATCGTTACTTTTCCATTTACGAATCTGAACATCAGATATTTTTAATTGTTTCGCTATATCTTTTAATAGTATATTCCCATTATGTTCTTTATATATTTCAAATGCTTTATCTCTCTTGGGGCTTCTCTGTCTTGCCATCCTTACACGTCACCTCACCTGCCTAATACTTATTTGCGATATATTAAAACCGTCTCTTCATTTTTTCACGCAGCTCTACCGCCAGTTTGTTACTTATTTGGTCAACAGTTAATCGTTCTAATTTATCTGCATCTATAGTACCTGATTTTATACATAACTCATGTGGATCAGAAATTGGATTATATTTTGCAGCCCCTATTTGTATTGTATCAATCTCTTCTCCTGCTCCAATAACTATAGTAATATCATTACCATTTGATACAGTATGAATATTTGGATGATTTAATCTCTCCAATCTTTCCTTTAATTCCTCTACTTTTTCTATAGTCTCATTAAGAAATTTCTGATATCCGTCCGCATCTATATTTAATTTAACTTCTATTATATTCTTAGCCATTATTAATCCTCCTCAAATTCTTTTACTAAATTTTCAATATATTCTTCATCAGAGCCTTTATTCTCCCGTTGCTCCATTCTTTCTTTAGCCTTAATTAACCTATCTTTTCTTATAACATATGTACTGTTACCTCTCGGTTGTCCATTTATGTATACAGTTGAATTACTCATATATCCTCCTAAAATTTCTCACATTTTAAATAAATGTAGAAAAAGTATGTTATTAATGCATAAAGTATAAACGCTATAAATGCACCTATCCTGTCTGTTGTTTTTTCTGCTGTAAAAGTACCCTTGAGTAAACCATAGTCTTTAAGTATAGAACATATAAGACCTATCCATGCTATAATATACATCCTTATTCCTCCTGTTCTAGTGCATAGACACATATATTGTCCATACATCCACAAGAACATATTAACTTTGTCTCTCTATTTGGGCACTCTCTACAATGCTTGACCATAAAATCCTCTTCACATTCAGCTCTTTGCTCCCTATTCTTCCCACATATTGAACATTTCTTTAGGCATACTATACCATCCGATTCACTCAATTTATCTAACCTCCCTCAGGGCTCCTTTAATCCTCTTGTACACCCTATTACCCATACATTCCTTTAAATTATCCGTAGCTTTCTCTGTATGTAATTTAGAACTAGAACAATAAGGGCATCTTAATTCTCCATTAAATCTCTCCTGCTGTTCTGTCAGTAATACAAATTCTCTACTACATCTATTACATTTAATACTTATGTATATTGGTTTCATTATTATCAACACCCTAAACTTTTTCTATTAACCCAAATCCTATGCCGTTCTTGCTCCCTAAGCCACTTTGATATGCCATTTTAATTAATTCTCTGCTCCCTTGCATTGCTATTATGCCTATATATCCTTTATATACATTCCGCTTATATTTAATATCTTGCCTTATATAGCTCATAAACTTTATTTTTAACTCCATATTTTTAGGGAATTTCTCATATATGGAATAATACTTTTCAAGTCCGAATTGTTCAATTGAAATCATCTTATAATTGCCCGTTTGTAGCTCATCTTTGCTAAACTGTAGATAAGCATCATTTAAGTATTCATACACTCTTTTCAGCTTATTTACATCAAAAACATATTCTCTGTCTTCTTCTCTAATAAAATATCTCTTCGGGTCTGAATTTACCTTACATCTGAATGAATTATGCTTTTTAAAACTTTGGGTTATACCCACTACGAATTCACCAGTTACATACTTTCCAAGGTTAAACAAATAATCTTCTATATCATTTTTCTTTAATAGATATAAGTTATTTGCATCTGCTACAAACGAATTAACCCTTACTTCCCTAGCTTTTATTACCCCTGCACATTCTTTACAAATATATTGGCTTATTCTATCCTTGCAATCTCCCCAATTTGTGAAATTTGATGATAATACTTTTTTGGCTTTTGCACCTTCTGCTATATGCTTGCCGCATATTAGGCAATTAGTGTCTATACTTTCCAAGTTTTCAACTTTTGGGTTCCCTAATGCTGAATATAATATCTCTGTATTTGTAATTGTTCTCACCTCTTTTCAGACATAAAAATAAGACACCTAGAATTTAATCTAAGTGTCTTTAGGGGATATGTATTATAGAGTAGGTAGAGATTTGCACTCTACATAATATGTCTATCTTGATGGCTGGCTTCCACAGTTATGCAATACATCTACCACATAGCATTCTTCATCTAGCGTCTACTTTCAACCTTATAGGATGTTCTATTCCGCCACTACTCTATATTTACCACTATCGCATAACGATAGCTCTGCTCCTTCTACACATAGTAGACGAGCTAATTGTGCCATAGTCTAGGATTTCTCCCAAGCATATAATATGTAGATACTATGGACTTATACAAGATATAGTTTAATTTTATTTACGGCAAAGCCGCATTGGTAGCTCCATTTAACCCTGGAGCTAGAGGTTTATTTTAAGGGAGAGTTTGTATATGAGTTATTGCAATGCAGTTTGCAATTTTTCATTTTAACCATAATCGACTATATATAGTATATAACACTTTTAGATGAATTTTGTCCCAACTTTGTCCTATTTTTGTCTCAAATCTGTCTCATTTTTGTCTCACGATTTTTTTGCTGTCTATTGCATAATTTTACATTTTAATCTACTATTAAAATAAATAAATTTTATACTTTAAAGTTGGTTTAATAATATTTATTAAAAACAGGAGGGATAAAAATGATTAAATATGTTCCTATATTAAAATGGAAGCCAGGTGAAAAAGATTCTATCAAAAAGTTGAGCAAAGAACAGATTGAAAAAATTTTCCCTGTAATTGAATTAGTAGATGCAATAGATGCAAATAGTTTGCTAAGTCAAATACAAGAAACAGGCTTAGAGCACGCTTTTATTGATACTTCTCATTATGAGGAAACAGATATTAACTTTTATAAAAAATTAACTTCAAGAAATAAACCACTGCACATAATTCCTATATTTTATATTGATGATTTATTTAATAGCATTTCTTCTATAGAAGACCAATTTGATGAAATATGTATAAGATTAGCAATTCCTGAACCTCTTGATTCTTTAAGCTATACCGAATTTTTTAAAAACATATTTAAAAAAGAAACAAATTTAAAAATTGATATAATATTAGATTTAATTTTTGTTCAAGATATGGAATCAGCTTCTTTAAAATACGTAGCATTAAATCAAGTATTACACCAATTGGAACAATATCATGATAACATAAACAAAATAATCATTTCATCTACATCATTTCCCCAAAATTTAAGTACCTTAGAAGCAGGTGAAGAAAAATCGTATAAAAGATATGAATTTAGTATATTTAATAAAGCTTTAAATCTCCCCGAATATAAAAACTTAATGGACAAACTAATATATTCTGACTACGGTGTTAATAAATTTACAGATACAGAAATGGACTTTTCAAAACTTCAATATGGCATTCTGCCAAAAATAAAATATACAACTGATAATTTTTATTATGTACAAAAGGGTAAAAAAGACAGGATAAAAAATACTTATATTGTTTCAGTTTTTGACATGTGTGCTAAAATAGTTAATTCCAATTTTTTCTACGGAAAAGACTTTTCATATGGAGATAATCAAATATACACCAAATCTATTAATAAAAAAGGTCCTGGTAGAAGCAGAGATTGGGTTACAATTTCTACTGCTCACCACATAGCTGTAATATTGAAACAGCTCTCCAATTATATCTAAGTTTAATTATAGTCCTTGTATAATCTATTATTTCATTATTTGGAACTTCTTTTAAAATCATATCTATAAGAGCACGTTTTGTTTTGCTCTTATATTTTTTGTCTGTATATCTAGCAATTAGTTCTATAAGTTCGTCCTTCCATAAAATAGTTAGTCTTGAAAATGGATCTACTTTGTTATTAATACGTCCTTTTCTAACAGTTTTAAGCTCTTTATTTTCATTATAGTATTTAATTCCCCACCATTTGGGTATTATTTTCTTTACTTCATTCACATATTTCTTGGTTGTTACTAATACCATTCTATCAAAAACTTTACTATAATATTCTGATTGTCTAGGCAACCTTTGCAAGGTATCCATATCACTTTTTATTTCATATCCATGAAATAAACCATTGATTACGGCTATGTCTATCCTAACATAGCCGTTTAATATGCTCATTTCAGGCACAACGATAGTGCTAGTATCATTTACATACATTGGTTCTTTTGAAAAATCTCTATACAAAAATGATCTTATGTCACTATCATACATATCAAAATTCTCCTTTCACGATTAAAAAGCTAATTATATTATAATATATATTGTCAACATTATGTCTATCCAACTTTATACACCCTTTCCCACTTCACAATATCCTCCAGTATGTCCTCTCGCCACCTGTAGGCAGTACTTCTCACACCACCATACATTTCAGTTGCTATCCACCCGACGCCCTTGTTTAGCTTGTACTTATAAATAATGAATTGCATGATTTCTTCTGATAGTGGAGGGACTGTCAGTACTTTCTTCAACGGAGCTGTATTTCTTTTTAACTGCCTTATTCTGGCCATATTCTTACGGAGCTTTCTTCCAACATACTCAAGTTCATCCTCAAGCTTTTCAATTTCTCTAACAATTCCTTTTTCTGCTGTACTTTCTCCTGTAGGGCTTGTCTGTACCTTTTCACTAAAACTAGGGCTCATGTGGCTGTCTGCAACAACATATACATTACAGTGCTTTATATCCCATTGAATACTCTCTTCCTGATCTTGAAGGTCTTTGCATTCCAGTTCCAAAGCTTCCATTTCTTTTAAATCTCTAAAATAGCCATACAGCTTACCTTCTGTCCTTTTAAATGTTTCTTTGTCCAACATACAGTTCCCTCCCATGAACTTATTTAATTATGTCTATTCCTTATATCTCTCACTTACCCATCTGTTTCAAATCATCCTTAAAAGCCCTGGAATTGCAAATCATATTCACATATTCCTTTATTTTAAGTTTTGAAACCTTGGTACTCTCCCTCTTCTTCTCTATATCAACATCAATTTGTTTTATGGTTAAGCTAAGAGAATTAATTTCTTCCTGCAGCAGTTGGATTTTATCGAAATACCTTTCCCTTTCCAAACTTCTAGCATTCACATAATCGGTTATAGATTTTTCACTTTCCTCTAAATCTTCCTTCAGTAAATTTATTTCCTCCAGAAGGTCCTTAACAATTCCCCTGTTAGTTTTCCTAGGGAACCCAAAGTCTACTTTAATAAGTGTAACAATCACAGACTCGTCTTTACTTAAAACAAGGAGTATATCATCCTTCACATAAAATCTCCTGACTACCTTATCCTCACCAATCTTACCCTCTATCAGGAAATCGGAATAAGTGAATATCTTATTTACATCCTGTATTATTCGTTCATCATTGGCTATCATATATTCCTGAACAGCAAAGTCACCAGTTATTCCTTTCACTCTCTCTACATATCTTATTTTACAGTGTTTGGTTAAATCTATATGTTTACGTTCTGCTATCAATACTTCCATTATCTTTCTAACCTCCTCCCATGCCTGTCCCATTCCTTTTTAAACTCCTTATAGCTCTTTGCACTTTCCTTCTTGCAATTCCTAACAACTATATAAAAGCCTATTATCCCAACTATGCTAATTAAAGCCCATACTCCTATAAACACATAACCCAATTTTATTAAATGTTCCATCTACTCACCTTCTTCAAATTCTCTGTATAATAAATCCAATTCAGGACATACTGTTTATTAAAGTATTATTTTAATCTCCATTTTAATTTTCATTTTCCAATAATAAATCCTTGTGCCGGGGATGCTCAAATCCCCAGTGTTTGGGTTCATCATATAATATTTGAAGTACGTATCAACTTCTAATATTTCTTCACTATTTCAGCTAACTTAACCCTATCTTCATTTGCAACAGCCTTATCTCCTATAGATTCTCTCATCTCATCAATTAAAGTTTCACACTTTGAGGTTTTGCAATAAAGTATCATGGCTAATCCTTTATTATCGCCTTCCAAAATTGTTATGGTTTTAAAAGAACTATCTTCTATGCCCAATGGATTGTGTATGCCAAAACCCTTATATATCACAGCATCTATTGTTTCAGTCTCACCACGAACACGCACCTCAATTTTCTGTTTCTTTTCTTTCAGGAACTCTTCGTTGGCTTTATTTTCAGCTTTTTCTTCATCTTTGATTCGCTGCTCCATATCATAAAAGTGGTGTATTTTCTTAAACTCTTCAAGATTCTTTCCATACAGTTCATCATCTTCCTTGGTAAATTCTCTTATATCTTCTAATTCATTTAGATTTATACTGGATACAAATTCACAATCTTCCCCAAGCAAATACCATATACAGTAGTCATAATCCTCTGATATATCATTTTTAAGCCCTTCAAAACTAAACTTATAAAATTTTTCCATATCACCTAAATTTATAGGATGGATTCCATGTAATTTCTTATCTTCCTCGTCTATTGTAAATCCCACTAGCTTAATTCCTCTTAGTTCCTGCAAGTCTTTACTGCAACCATTCTTAATTTTTCCAATTAATAATTTCATTTTCCCCACCTACTTCCTGCTAACATTAAATCTAATCTCCCCACAAGCCTCACAACCCCTATCTATAAGCTTTTTATTATGCCTATGAAGCCCTTGGGGTATATCAACTTTCTCTCTAAACAACTTCGCTAAAATTCCTATGCCCACCTGAATAACATCCAACACCTCTTCCATTATGTCTTTCTTATTCCCAGAAGAGAGAGCTCTGCATAACTCTCCTGCTTCTTCTAAAACTTTATCTTTCCAATTCTCCCAGGTCATTGTACGGTTGTCTATTTTATTACCTTTACTGTCTATCAGCTTCCTAAGTACCATTAGTTTTAGTTTCAATACGTTCACCTTCTCAATTCTTCAATTTGTCTTATATATCCAGAAGCCATAGCCTTGTACTGTTCTGGCCTATCTGGTAATAGCTTTTCTTTTAGGCATTGTAAGCTCTTTTCTAGTCTATCTATTTGAATTTTCTTGGACTTATCCATACTCACACTTCTTTCAATACTTTCAAATCAATATCTGGATACCTCAATTTAAACTGCTTGTACGTTCTCCTCCACTGCTGACTTTCATACCCTTTGGTATCTTCAACACTGTAGGTACCATCATTATTCAAAACCAGAAAATCAGCAGTATAAGTTATAGCTCTTTTCTCTTCTTTGCCCTCCTGAATAATAAACTCCGGTTGCAATATAAATCCTGCAATTTCCCCAGCATAGAATAAAAGTTTTAACTGGCAGTACCTCTTCATCTCCAGCTGACTCCTGAAATATACTCCATCATGCCATACACCCTTATTCCTGTATTTCTGCCTTTTTACTTTTGGTTTCTCTACCTTCTGCCCTCTCTTTTTGAGATATTCCTGGTATTGTTCCTCTGTCCAGTTCATCCATCTTCATTCCTATCTGATTACCAAATTTTATGGGTCTGACATTCTCTATGATTATTAATTTACTTCTCACGCCCTCACCCTCTGCTTTTGTCTAACTCTCATCACATTTTTATCCTTGTGCCACGGATTATGATTATATCCTTTTATATTACAATCCATATACTTATTTTTCCATTCACAATAATAGGATTCTACTAAGGATTTTGGAATTTTAAATTTTTTTGACGCCTTTTTAATTAATTGATTTTTACGTTATCATCATTCTTGCTGAAATATTCAAAGCATTTGTCCTTATTACTAATTTCTTCGCCATATCTTTTTTGGGCATAATTTCCCAATTATCTCTTACGAAGTCAAGGGTTTCTTTTTTCCTTTCGAATGCAACTGCCATTTTTATCACCTCAATCTACTTGTCTTAAGGTTATCCAAGCACCTCTGGCACACCTTTTTCCCTTTCCACTTCACAACATCCTCTGTTTCTCCACAGAATATACAAGCAGGCTTATACTTTTTTAAAATAATTTCATCTCCATTTACAACCATTTCCAACGGTACACCCTCTGGCATATCCAATTTTTTTCTTAACTCCTTCGGTAGAACTACTCTACCCAGCTGGTCTACTTTTCTAACTATTCCTGTTGATTTCATACTCAATTGATTCCTCCTTGTTATTTTATTGCCCTCTCTTTTTCCTCACGTGTTATCAAACGCTTGTATAATATAAACTCTATTAAGCCTTCTCTGAGTTCTTCTACTGGAGCCCTTTCTATGTCTTTCACGCTTATCTCGTTGTTTCCACCCTTCAGGTAATTAAAAATCTGCCACCTATTCACCATCTATTACTCACCTCTTCCAAATATTTCAGGGTTATAACTTCCCTCATGGACATAATCCAGTTCTCTAATCCTTTGGGTATTACCATCCCAATACAATTTAACAGTTCCTGTCTTCCCATCCCTGCTCTTAGTTACAATGGCTTCCATGATATTCTTTTCCTCAGTTTCCGCATTGTAGTATTCATCCCTGTACAGCATAATAACTATATCCGCATCCTGTTCTATAGACCCTGATTCTCTTAAATCCGAAAGCATTGGCCTATGATCCGATCTGGCCTCAGGTGCACGAGATAACTGGCATAAAACCACAATGGGTATTTTTAGTTCTTTGGCTAAATTCTTAAGCGCATCTGATATCCTGCTCAATTCCTGATTCCTGTTTTCGCCTTGTCCCTGTATTTTCCCAATATAGTCTATTACGATTAAATCCAGGTCATATTGCAGCTTGGCTTTTCGGGACTTAGAGCGTATTTCATTTACGCTTTGGCCGCCTTTATCATCAAAGTATAATTTCTGCTGGCATATGAAATTAGCAGCATTTGCAAGCTTATTCCACTCAGGTGAAGTTAACTCCCCGGTCTTTATTCTCTCAAGTGGTATTTTTGTCAAGCTTGAAAACAGCCTGTTCATCAGCTTTTCTTTGGTCATTTCGAGACTGAATACCAACACTGACTTACCCTGTTTTGCCACGTTTTCCGATATTTCAAGCATCATGGCACTTTTACCCATGCTAGGTCTTGCCGCAAGTATCACGTAGTCCCCTGGTTCCAATCCTCCAGTCATGTTATCCATGGATTTTATACCAGTTGCTAAACCTGCCAATCCCCCGCCCTTATTGTAATTTTCTTCTATTTTTTCATAGGCGTTCATGGCAACTGTTTTGGCAGTGACTATTTCTGAATCCTTATAGCTGTTTATATCCAGAATCTTACTTTCTGCTTTGTTTAAAATATCCTCCACACTGGAGTTATTGCAGGCATCCAGCATCATTTCATTGGCTATTTTTATTATTTTTCTTTTATTGCTTTTGTCTTTCACTATCAAGGCATATTCTTTTATGCTTGATGTTGGAGTGTAGGCTCCCATAAGCTGTGACAGGTAAGTAATTCCCCCGATTTCTTTCAATCCGTCTTTCAGCTGCTCACTCACTGTCAACAGGTCCATAGCTGCATTTTTTTCATGCAAATTCACTAGAGCTTTAAATATTACCTTGTGATTTTCTCTGTAAAAATCTTCAGGCGTAATTAATTCCAGAGCTATATCCATGGCCTGATTATTGTTTAGTATGGTGCCTATAACTCCCCTTTCAGCCTCAATACTGTTTGGCAAAGCTGTCACGTTATTCAATTTCTAACCTCCCCTGCACTTAGGACATTCCACCCATTCATTGTTTTGTCTTACTACCCCCTTGCCTCCGCAAACAGGGCAACACCCTTGATTTACAACCTTGTAAGATGGCGGTTTAGGAGCATTCTTTTCTTTCTTGGAAGTTCCACATTCCTCACTTTTTCCTTCCACAAGCCAATTTTTTAAAATCTTCTCCATGTAGCTTAAAATAAATTTATTTTTGTTCTTGACCATAATTTGCAGTGCTTCTTTGCACCAGTCATAGCCATAGGTGTTTATAAATATCTTTAAAGCTGCTAAGTGTGCAGTTATATTTTCACCTGGTTTCAGAACTTCCCAATATTTACAAAGTTCTAATGCTTTATTATCGAGAGAGAGATCTTTTTTCTCTCTTCTCTCTCTCTTATTATCTTTATCTAGATCTTCTTCTCTCTCTCTTTCTGTTCCGTTACGTAACGTTACAGTAGCGTTACTATTTTTATTTTCTTCGTTACTAGGTTCAGCTATCTTTTTCTTAGCCCTACATTTAGCAACCCTTTTCCTCGTTTGTTCCCTTATTTTATCCATTTCATCAACATTTTGGTGTTTGTCCCAATTAGTTATTTTTAAATCATTATTTTCAGACCTTTCAATCATTCCAAAATTCTTTAGAGTATCCAAGGCAAGCCTAACAGTATTAAGAGGCCTATTGAAGATTGTTGATAGCATTTCATCAGTGTAAGGTATATCCTCTGTAAGGAATATATATCCTCCTGCGTTTGTCTTGCCGGCCTGCACTAAAAGACGCATCCATATGTAAAATATAGTGTCACGTTCAGGCATTGCATCTATTAATTTAATTTTTTCATCATCAAACATTGTTGTTGTTATCTTAATCCACTTAATCTCTGCCATAATCTCACCTTTTCTACTAAAATAAATTACTGGACATATCGGAATTTTAAGCAGTCTGCCAGATCGGTACCGGCAGTCCTGCTTTGTAATCTCTAAAATAATTCTAGCTTTCCACACCTTCTTCAAACGGTGTGCCTTTGTATATATCTTTCTCATTATCTTCTCTTTCAAATTCTGTATACTCTGCATCTTCAGCTTCTATATCATCTTCAATGTCATCTATATAATCAATATTACTTTCAATATCCTCACCCTTTAAAATGCCATCTTTTATTAGAGCTTGATCTGCAATATATGCACTTTGCATTTCTATGCTAAGTATTCCCCACTTCGACAGCATATTCCTTATAACTGTTTTTATAGCCATAGCATCATAATTGTTTTTCCATCCAAAATCACTTTTAGAAAACTTATTTTTGTGTTTATCAATTTGTTCTTTGGTCCAATAGACAGATTTTCTAAATCCATTGTTTAATTCAAAATATCCTGCATATCCAATTACTGCATCCGATTCTTTATTTTCAAAATTTATTTCTAATTCTTCGGTTAATGGGTTCCAACTTATAAGTTCTCCTTCATGCACAGCTATTGCATTTATGTGTTTATACTGTGAGGTTCTTAATGCTAACTGTATATACCCCTTATAACCCAATTGAAATTGTGCTTTATTTTTATATGGTACTACCCACGCATAGCCTAGGTTCTTATCCACAGGTAAATCTAAAGTAGCTGCTACCATAGCACTTGCTACAACGCTCATTGGATGGCATTTCTGAAGGTCCGTATCTCCATTAACTAAATTTATTATTGAACTCATGTACTGCGGTGCTTTTTGTTTCAAAATTTCTTCAAACCTTTTCTTTATGGCCGGACTGTTTAATATCCCTTTAACGGTTGCCCCTACAGATGTATTTGAATTATCCTTTTTATTTTTAACTAATTGCTTTTTTAAACTCTCTGTTGTTGCCATTGTTCTTTATCCTCCTTAAACTTGCACATTATTTTATCTTTATCACTGTCATAATATATAGAATCTATAAAATACTCACAATCGCTTGGATCATATAATTTAAAATCTTCATTATTCATAGTCTTCAATTGAGCATTAAAGCTATTTATAAGTGTTCTAAATGCTGGATTTCCCATTACGCATCTGCCTCCTTAATACTAAATTTTCTGTATGAGCTAGTATTTAAATACTGTTTAAATAGCTCAGGGTGCTCCGTTTTGAACCTTTTGCTATCAAACCTATTGGAGGTTACACTCTTCCAATTAATCTCGTAATCAGGAGCATACCCAATCTCTGCCTCGCCTAGTTCAAACTTTATGTTGTTTTCAATTTCTTTTGCCTGCAGATCAAGGGTTTTTATTGTATTTTTAAGTTCAAAATAATCACTGATTTTATCTTTGTATTCAGAACTTAAATTTATAGCAACTCCTTGAGCTGAATCCTTAAATCTTTCCTTTAGATATTTCTCTGCAGCACTGGAACCATCCAATGGCGGAGGTACCCTTTTAAGGATATGATTTTCCCAAAAGTCTTTTTCTGCCTGTATAAGTATCTGTATAAGTTCCTCGTCTCTTTCTATCTCTTTGTATAAATAGCGTTGTCCTCCTATAAGTACACATATATACGCTTTTTCATATCCTGCCACTGCCATATAATGATTTACCTGAACTAAATAATTGGCAGGTATTTCTTCATCCACCCACTCTTTAGAATTCCATCCACTCGTAGTTTTACATTCAAGCACTGAATTTTCTCCTACTACCTCTCTATCAACATTGGCTATCATAAATGGATATTCTATATTTTGAAGAATTGCATTTCTCTTTCTTACTTTTTTGCCTGTCCTTTTGGTAAATTCTCTTGCAACATTATCTTCAAGAATATTACCCCAATAAGCAGCTTCACTTTGTTCGTTTGGTTCAACTATGTCTTGAGTTTTATCAATATATACATCAAAGGGCGTTTTATAATTATTCACTCCAAGGATTGCCCCTGCATCAGAGCCTCCAATCCCTTGCTGCCTGCTCTTTAGCCATTCTATTTCTGTCATATCTTTAGTTTTGGTCAATACCTTGTACAACTTTTGCACCTCCTACATATTTACTTTTTTCTATAGAAGTAATAAATACTACTCACATAAATTACACTGCTACATAATATATAAAGAAATCATATATCATTCTCTCCCATATTTGATTTTTCCCCCATTCTGCGTTAGAATGGGGATAATGATTAATTATTCATTGGCTCTTTTTGTAAGAGCTCTTTTTTTATTTCTCTGGCATTTGAAATATCGGATATAATGATGTTGCTGTGTCAGGCGCGTTAGTAAGAGCTAAATTGAAATTTTTATCATTTATATATGTGTCTAAAGCATTCTGTATCCCATCCAATACCTCAACAGCCCTCTCTTCACTCCCATACTTTCCAACGCAAATACCTGATGTTATCATTTCACTTGGTAATTCACTGACAAAAATCCTATTATCACAAATCTCTATCATCTCAGCATCTATAAGCCTTTTCTTGTCTTGTGATCTAATCCACATATTCTATCCCTCCACAAATATTTTTACTTCTTCATCTGTCAGCACATCAATATCTTTAAAAGTTTCCCCAGATACCGGATCATAAAGTTCTCCATTGTTATCCAGTTCGCACTCTCTAAGTTTCTTTTCTGTAAGTGCATCCATGTTACTCACCTTCTTTTAAAAGCTCTGGGTTAGCATAAATGTTACCAATAACTTTATACTTATAGTTTGTAATATATCTGTATAAAGATTTCCACCATGTGTCACCCTTTATATTTCGTTTTAAACGCCATGAGCCCATATAAAAAGCAACAACGTAATTAATTATGCCATCTGTTACTATATCGCCCTCATAAATTTCTACACCATTTTTGTCTTTCAATCCTGTGTACTGCATTAATACGATATTTCCTCTTTCCGAAGAATAAGTTTCCTTGCAATCTATACTTAACACTGGTAACATTTGTTTTGTCCATTTATCCCAGCATCTGAATTCAATTTTTCTTTGCATCTACTCCAACCTCCTAATCCTTCTTAATATCCAACTGCTTGTACACACCTTCCAAGTACCTTGCTCTTTCTCTGTAGAATTCTATAAAATCAAAGCTTTCTTCTAAAAGTGCTTTTAGATTTTTGTTTTCCTTCTGCAGCTTCACAAACTTCTTATCTCTCATCTATTGGCCTCCTTCAAGCACTCATCATCACTTTTAAACTTCTCTTTGCTATAATAAACATCTGCTCCAGGCTTGTCTTTTTACCGAACTTAACCCTGTTTTCCCTTATGTCGTCTGTGGTAATTTGCATTATTTCTTTGAACTCTTGGTCAGTCACTTGAATATCGGAATCTTGAAATAATTGTTTTATCATGCTATTTCCACCTGCTTTCTTCTATAAATTCTTAAACGTACAGCATGTTCTGATATGCCATATACTTCTCCGATCTGCTTATATGTGTATCCTTCACTTTTGAGATTTTTCATATATTCAATATCATCTTGTGTGAATTTGGAATATTTCTTCTTCCTTCCTATTGAATCCCCATTCATCATTCTAAAAGCCTGTTCTACACCAACTGGACGTTGTGAAGCTATTAGAAGTGCATACCAATTTTCCTTCACTGTTCTTCCTCCTCTCCAAAACCCTTATTTAACTATACTTATCTGTGCATTGGCACCACGTATAGCAAGTCCAAATTCTTCATCTGGTGTCCAACTATCTATAAAGGCATATGCTTTATCCATATCTTTAACCGATGTGTCCTTATAACTACTAACCCCAAAACACCTCTTATACCCATTCCAGAACTTTGAAAATGCCCTACCTTTTAATTTTTCATAGGCATTAGTACCTTTACCACCTAAAACTTCAACTACTTTAGCTCTGCCATATCTATTCAATTTTTCCTGTTGTGCATGGTCTATTGTCATGTTATTTTCCATTTTCTGTATTCTGTTGTTATGATCTTCTAATTCATTGTCATGTTCTGTGGTTTTCTTAATCAGAAGATTAAACTGCTTGTTTATAAGTTCCAGTTCAGTATTATCCCTTGTGAATAATTTTCCATTTTGAAAATCTTCATCCAAGGTAACTAAGAAGTTTTTATACTTCATAGCCTTGTCACTATGACACTCTATTGCCAATCTCTTACTTAACCAACTTGATATATAAATAGAATTTCTATCATCTGCATTTTCTATTTCATCTAAAATGAAAACTATTTCCTCCTTTATATGGCGTTCCACATTGGTGGAATGAATAATTTTTAATTTTTCTGCAACTCCTTTATCTGTCCATCTAACAGTTTGGTTGCCACTTTTAGCTATTTTAGTTAATCCGCATACCCTAGCTGTACAAGCTAAATTTATCAGTGTAGTTCCTTTATCTGTCGTTACTTTTATTTCCTGTCCTTCAAACATCCTAATAGCTTTATTGTTCATACTTTTTCCTCCTTTACTTTCTTCCACAATATTTGCAGAACTAATGAATTTTTACTTATTCCTATTTCTTTTGCTTTATTAGAAAGTTCCAAATTTAGCTTCTCAGGCATCCTTATTGTGATTCTTTGTTTTGCCACCATTTAGCCGTCACCTCCTATAATTATATTATCATGCCGTCAATATGCCGTCAAGTATTTATTTTGTTTTTAAAATATGTTATAGTTATGGTGTCATATTGATGGCAAAGGAGGTATATACTTCATGGCTTCTCAATTGTCAAAGTTTACTCTAAGAATTCCAATTGAATTACTACAGAAGCTTCGTGTTATAGCAGAAAATCATGGTCGTTCTGTCAATAAAGAAATTGAAATGCTTATAAAAGAGCATATTGAAAAAAATAAGGATATCTAAATACATAGTCCTTGGCTAATTATTAAGAGAATGTATTCATTCACAGACATTCCTTTTCTATTAGCCTTTTTTCTCACTTGGTTTAATAATTCTGCCGGTATTGTTAATGTAAATTTCTTCACCACTTGTCGCTCTCTTCCTCCTCTCCCTCTCCATACCTAATACCACTCACAATCCTTAGTAATATGCAACCAGCTAACATCAACCAAAGTCACCTTCAAATACCCCTTCATTTTTTGCACTTTTACCGGTTTATGCTTCTCTGGATATTCCCATGCATCATAAAACTTTTTACAAAACCTTTTGAAAAGCTCCTTATCGTCATTATTTAGCTTGTTATATCCTTTTACCTCAGTGGCATCAAACATTTACTTTCCTCCTCCTACATGGTCGTTCCATATTCTTCAATTCCTCTGAATATTCATCTAGGGGTAGACTCCCTAAATTATCAGTGTAGTAATCAATATTTTCATGCGGGTAACACAACTCCTGTACAATAGCCTGAGCCAATTCCCTGCGTGTTACCTGTGCTCCTGCAAATACACCAATTTTAATTTTCCTTGAGTTGGTCATTTATATTGCAACCTCCTCCCTTATCCTTACTCCATTTTTAATGGCCATTTCCTTTACTATAGTTACATATATTTCTTTAAGCCTTGGCTCATTTTCCAGCACATCAAGTATGTTTAATTTTTCTATTTTACTTGGAGCCATGCCATTTTCTTTAGCTCTTTTCTTAAGATTTACGATCAATACATTGGGTCTGCATTTACCCCTTACTTTCAGAGCTTCATACACCTGATCCTTTGGAGCCTTATAATCTCCAAGTTCTCTTCCTATAGCATTTAAAATCCTATTACACTCTCGGCGCCACGCTGCTTGTGGATTCAATGTAATTACATTTCTTATATCCTGCACTTCTTCTTTTACTTCAATTGTTTGTTTCTTGGCTTCCTCAATCTGTAAGCGCATGTCCTTCATTTCTTGAAGTGACTGAATCAAAACATCTTCTATGCATGTTGGTTTACTTTCCTTAACCCTGAAATAAGTTTCTTCTAACTCCTCATATATATCCCATGCTTCGTCAGTATCTAAAATTTTTGCATGTCTCGCTGCTCCCCTGTCTGTCCATAAATATAAAATAGATACAAATTTTAGGCTTTCGTCATTTAGTACATACCCTTTAAATTCCTTTAATTCCTCACCTTCCAATTTAAAATAATGTTTACCTTCTACAAATCTTTCTGAATTTCTAGTGAAGTTTTTACTTATGTTTTGTTCATTTGTTCCATATTGTTCAGCCAAAACCTTAGTAGTCATAATTCTCTGATTCTTAAATTCCATGGGCATTATATTACTCAAGTCTTATCCCTCCTTTCTATTTATTTCAAGTTCTTCTTAGGCGTTATTGAAATTTTTGCTAACCATAGAGGTAAAAAGTCTATATCCATTGCAAGCGTTGGATTATTTAGGTCAAATACCCCTGCCCCAAATTTGACGCACCCTCTATTTAGAACTAAATCTGATTGAACATTCTTGACTTGTCTATCTTTTTGATCTTTAGTTAATCCAATACCTCTGCAAATATAACTAACTCCCGTATAAATCTTTCCTGTGTTTTTATCTTTAGCAGCCATTAAATTGTCTCCATGAAAATTTACTTGTTTTGTTATCAAGTTACTCAACTTCATCCCTCCTATTTTCAATTATCCTGTGGTAATTCCCGTCTTTTTTTAATCCAGTCAAAAGCCTCTCTGTGAACGTATATTTTTCTTTCATCTCTAGTACATGGAAAACCTTTGACATTACATAATTCCCTAACCCTCCTTGGCTTCATACCTGCCAATTCAGCAAATTCTATAACACCAAATAATTGTTTAGGTTCTGTCTGCCTACTTACCAAGTTTTTTATATCTTCAAGTTCTTTGAGAATAAGCTCATCCAACTCTTTCGCTCCTCTCTTTTACTCAGATTTTTGTTTAGAAAATTTAAATGTATAAATTGCTTCAAGTATATCGTCAACTTCTTTACAAATTCTTTTGAAGTCACGTGCTTCACCTTCTGACACTTTTCCATCAGAACCAATTTCCATAAGTAGATCTTCACGATCGATATAATCCTTAATTTCTGTGTGTAGCTTTAATATTGATGCTGGTAAATCTTTAATTTCTATATTTGGTAGATATCTCTGACCAACTTCAGCACTTGTCTTCAGATGTTGATATGCAAGATACTGTGTATTATAAATTTCTATCATCTTGATAACTATACGGTCCGGCGGTATTCTTCTTCCCCCCTCATAAGCCCTTAAGCTTTCAACACATATGTCCATTAGTTCTGATGCTTTTTCTTGGGTCAAGCCTGCACTTTCCCTCGCTATTTGGTAGATATTTCTGCACTCTTTGTCCATTCAAATCACTTCCTTTTACTGGTAGAATTAGATTATGGCATTAAATGATCTGTTTTTGATTATTTATACGACGTTTTGGCGTATTTTTATTTAAAAAAATATCTGGGAACAACGCTTCTAACGGTTGTTGATAATAATATGAAATTTTTGCTAAAAGTGGTGCGCTTGGTGTTCTCTGACCCAATTCTATTTTACTTAAATATTTTTGTGAAATACCTAATATTTTTGAAACATTTAATTGACTTTTATTCCCTCGTGCATCTATTAAATTTTGCCTTTTCATATAAGCAAGCCTCCCTTCGTTTGTACGCCTTTTTGGTGTTTCATTAATTTTATTATATACGCCTTTTAGGTGTATGTCAATATAAAATTACGCCTTTTTGTATATTTATTTTTACGCCATATAGTAGTAGTATATAAATTGATAGGAGGTGCAAAAATGAAGCGCTTATCACTATTAAGAAAAAAACATGATATGAGCCAATCTGAATTGGCTGAAAAACTTGGAGTAACTCAGCAAACCATAAGCAAATATGAAAATGGTAGCCGGGAACCAGATACTGAAACATTAAAATTGTTATCATCTATTTTTGATGTTTCAATAGATTATCTTCTAGGAAATACTAATATTAAGAATACAACCGACTCCGCCGATAAAATAGCTGAATCCATAAATGATGATCCGGAATTAGCGCAGTTTTGGGATTCACTAAAAGATAGAGAAGATTTAAAATTACTATTTAAGCAAACTAGAGATATGTCTCCTAATGATATTAAAAAAATTATTCGGATTATAAAAGCAATCGAAGATGAGGAAGACAGAAATGATGGATAAATATATATCCATACATATAAAATATATTGAGAGGGGGAATTAAGATGGAAGAAGATAAGGTATTTGATCTAATGACTAAAATGTATGCTGAAATGCAAAATGGATTTAAAGGTGTAAATGAAAAGATAGATTCTGTTGAAAGTAGATTAGGCTCAGTTGAAAGTAGAATGGATTCCGTTGAAGGTAGATTAAGCTCTGTAGAGGTAGGAGTTAAAAAGAATTCTGTAATGCTTGAAAAACGTGGTGGAGATATACAGTTATTGGTTGAGTGGCAAAAAAATTTATCCGAGCAAATGGATCGTAAATTTGCAGAAGTAAATGAAACAATAGAAAGGAACTACACTCTGCATGACAGAGCCATTAAAAATATTTCTAAAACGTCAACTAAAGGTGAAAAAGCTTACGATTTTATAAAAGATTTATCCAATAAAAATTTTGGAGACTAAATTGTGTAATGTTTGGGGGATGATATTATGGACATATTGGATAAGCCCTTGTTAAGATCACTTTTAAATAAAGATATTCCTTTCTATGAGGTGATGAATGCATTTAATATAAAGACCACTATAGCCTTTAATATTCCGGCAAGCATATTAGGTTTTGTTTACTTAAGCAGGCGGCAAAATTATCATCTCATACTAAACGGCAATATAAATTATGAAACTCAATGTCATGTCTTTTTACATGAAATAAAACATATCACTGAAGATATACCTAACATAGGATACATAATAGGATTGGACATGCAGTGTACATATATGGAGCTTTCTGCCGATAATGTAGCTAATAAATTATATAGCATTAAGTGACTTACTCAATTTTATAATTTTGAGTTTTTATTTTTACACTTTTGAGAAAATTTTGTAATTATGTGTAACATATGAGAAAGGATGAGGTTAAATGGAAATCAAAGAAAAAATACAAGCGCTATCAGATAGAGCCGAAACGCTGGTAAATCAAATAAAAACAGAGGAGGCAACTAAACAATCATTAATATTACCATTTTTCCAAATGTTAGGGTATGATGTATTTAACCCACTTGAATTTTGTCCTGAATTTGATGCTGATTATGGAGTAAAAAAAGGCGAAAAGGTTGATTATGCTATTCTTATAAATGGTACCCCTACAATTCTTATAGAAGCAAAAGAATGCAATGATAACCTCGATAAACATGGATCACAACTTTTTAGATATTACACTACATCATCAGCAAAATTTGGAGTATTGACAAATGGAATAAAATATAGATTTTTCACTGATTTAGATGAACCAAATAAAATGGATGAGAAACCGTTTTTTGAAATTGATTTATTTGATTTAAAAGATAGTTCTATTAAATACTTAGAAGGCTTTTCAAAAGATGAGTTGGATGTGGATGCAATTGTTAACTCAGCATCAGAATTAAAATATACAAGTCTTATAAAAGATTTTTTTAAAAAACAAATGGAAAAACCATCTGAAGATTTTGCTAATTATATATTAGGTGAAATTTACGAAGGCAGAAGAACTTCCTCCATCATAGAAAAATTTATTCCAATAGTTAAAAAATCGCTTAATCAATTTATAAATGAAACCATGAGCAATAAATTCAGAGAAACATTAAAAGGAACAGATTCAGAAGTTAATAATACATCAAAAGAAGAAATTGCTGTTACAGATGATATTGTTGAAGATAAACACGAAATTCTGACTACAGTTGAAGAACTTGAAGCATACGCAATAATAAAATCAATTCTTAGAAATACTATCGATTTATCACATATTACATATAAAGATACTGAATCATATTTTGGAGTCTTATTTGATGGTAATACAAGAAAGTGGATCTGCAGGTTATCTCTTAACGTAAAAAAAATACTGACATTACCTAATGAAGATAAAACTCATACAAAATACGAATTAAATTCTTTAGATGATTTATACTCATATTCAGATAGATTGATTGAAGTATTAAATAGATATATTGATTAAATAAAGACTAAATTTAGTATAAATCCACTAAACCCAGATTATACTAAATTATAGAAGGGAATGGTCTTATGAGTGATTTAGAAAATAATAAT